AGTCAAAAAGGAGTGCTGGTCAAAAGATTCTAGAGTTGGTACTGTTCAGATAGAGTCATATAAGGTACCTTTAATATGATATGTTTTAATAAAGATTGCCGTAAAGAATTTAATGGAAAGACTCATAATCAAAAATATTGTTCTGATGAATGTTGTAGGGTTGCAACAAATAAAAGAATAATGGAAAAGTATTATGAAAAAAAGGCCATTAAGAGTGGTGCTTTTAGACCATGTAAAATTTGTAAGGCTAAGTTAAGTAGATATAATGATTCTGAAATATGTTTATCCTGTGATAAAAAAAATATTACAGATAATAAAAAAGATATTCTGGGAAGAATAAATGAAATTAGCTGATTTAATAAAAACAAAAGCGCATAGAGTTTTAGGTATAGACGCCTCTACTAATTCAATAGCTTTCTGCCTAATGGAGAATGATGTACCTCTTAAGTGGGGTAAGGTAGATATACATGGAAATGATATATACGAAAAAATATATGATGCTAAAAAGAAAATGTCTGTGATGTTGGAAGAACTTAAATCAGACTATATAGTAGTAGAGGGAGCCATACTTGTAAGATCTCCAGATGCTGTGATAAAATTATCTTATGTATATGGAGTTGTTATTGCTGAGCTTATGTCTACTGGAGCTAAAGTTATTACTATTAGTCCTACCGCATGGCAGGCATACATTGGAAATAAAAATCCAACAAAAGATGAGAAGGCTGCCATTAGATTAAAAAGCCCAGGATACGCAGACTCCTGGTATAAAAATCAAATAAGAAACATGAGAAAGCAAAGAACAGTAGATTATTTTAATAATAAATACGGACTGTCATTAAAAGATTTTGATGTCGCAGATTCATTTGGAATAGCACATTATGCTAACAAGGTTTTGACGGAACGATGAAGTTATATCAAAGTAAAGATTGGCTATATAGAAGATATGTAGTTCAAAAAAAGACAGTGACAGAAATTGGCAATGAATGTAAAGTCTCTGCTATGACTATACAGAGATACCTAGAACAGTTTGGATTAATTAAAAAAAGATGAAGTTTACACACAAGGTTTTTCATATTGAAGGAAATGATAATCGGTCATCCCTAGTAAAATCAATGAACGATTACCTGTATTCATACTCAAAAGTTTTACACACTCCAACTATTAAGATATCAAATCAAGAAGATTATGAGATTTTTATAAAAGATAATCCTAGTTTTGTCCCAGATAAAAATGGATATAGTCTTCATGGAGAGCAGGGATGGAGATACGGCGAGATTGGAATATGGGCTAGCAATTGGACGGCGTGGCACAACTTCTTGAAGTCAGATGCTGACTATTTAATTCTAATGGAAGACGACATTGTTTCTTCAGATGGATTCATGGACATTTTAATTAATTATATTGGTCAGCTTCCAGAAAACTGGGATGTGTTCCATGCCTTTTCTCCAGCAGATCAATTTGGTAAACACACAGAAAGAAACAATTTTGGTGCTGACGATGTATGTATAGCCTATCAAGATTGGTCATGCTTATGTTATGTTATCAATAGAGCGGCGGCTCAAAAAATGATAGATAATTCATATAACTTTAGTCTACCATTAGACTGGTATATGTTTAGACAGCAGCACATATTTAATGTCTACACAGTTAAACCTTCTTCAGAATTTCCATGCACATTGTTTCCTACGGAATCAACATTTCAAACAACACAGAAAAGAGAAATATTAAATGGGATACTCTAATCCAGAGAACAAGCCTTGGGCTCAACAAAAAATTATTGAATTGTCTCCAACAACCGTTCTAGACGTTGGAGCTGGTCAAGGAACCTATCTTAACTTAATTAGAGACGGGTTAGGATCAGGGGTCATAGTAAATGCAGTAGAAGTATGGCAACCTTATATTGATCAGTTCGATCTAGTTAATAGATACGATAAATTGTTTGCTATGGACGTAAGAGAAATGACCAACTTTAAATACGATCTAGTTATTCTTGGGGACATACTTGAGCATATGTCAGAGTCTCAGGCAATTGATTTATGGTCTAGAATATCTAAGGAAGCTAGATATGCAATAATATCTATTCCAATTGTTCATTACCATCAAGATGCAATCAATGGAAATCCATATGAGATTCATGTAGAAGAAGACTGGACAGTAGAAAAAGTACTGGAAAAATTTAGTCATATAATAGAGCATAAGAAGTTTGAGGTTACTGGAACATTTATAGCAAAGTTTGGTGAGTAAATGATTCCTAAAATAATTTGGCAGACATACAAAGATCCGTATGAAAGCCTTGCACCTTACATGCATCAATCAATTAATACTTGGAAAGATTTAAATCCAGAGTATGAGCATAGATATATGGATGATCAGCAGGCAGCAGAATTTGTACTAAATGAATATGGCAAAGAATGGCATGATATTTTTTTGAGTCTCCCAGTTGGAGTAATGCGTGGAGACTTATGGCGCTACATGATTGTTTATAAGTATGGTGGAGTCTATGCTGATTTAGATACAGAGTGCTTGGCTGAAATTTCTTCATGGATGATTGAAGATAAAGATTTTATAGTTTGTCCTGAGAACGAATATCATTTTTGCCAGTGGACGTTTGCAGCTACAGCAGAAAATCCAATATTAAAATCAGTATTAGATTTAATTAAAGATAGATTGTTATCTCCAGAATACGGTTCTCCACATTTTGTACATTCACATACTGGACCAGGAATATGGACGGAAGGAATCAATAAGGCATTAGATTTTTCAATAGATAACTTAATTGATGAGGCGGACTTGTTAAATTCTTGTGATAATGCTAAACTATATAAGTTCCATTGTTATGGGGCAAATCATTGGCGCATATTTCATTTTGAATCAGTAAAGCACATTTATGGAAGCCAAAAATGGAATGATGGTAATTATGTTCAGTGGATTGAAGACCCAATAGTGAAAGGCACTAGGTAATGGCGGTATACCCAGAAAAAGTAAAAGGCTATCAAATGTGGATTACTGATCTACAATTGTTAGCATTAGATGCACCTTCAGGTAATAAAATAATGGAAGAGTGCCTTGATATAGCAGAAATGCTTATTAAAAAGAATATATCTTATGGCAACTCAGCACTTGAGCCAATCCGTATATTTTCAAAGGCGGACTCAAAAGAACAAATTAGAGTTCGTATTGATGATAAGCTAAATAGAATTCAAAATGATCAAGCATTTCCAGGAGACAATGATATTGATGATTTAATTGGATATTTAATTCTACTTAAAATTGCCAATAAATCTTAGTCAACTAAGATATGGTATACTTACAATATGACAATGGAAATTGATCTTCCGCAACATATGGATAGAATGAACGCTGTAGTTGAAAAACTATTACAGGGCCATAGTCCAACTCAAATTGCAACCCTTACTGGATTCCAGCGTAAAGAGGTTGTTGAGTTTATTGATGAGTGGAAAAATATAGTTCATAATGATAATGCAATTAGAGATCGTGCTAAAGAAGCAATATCTGGAGCAGATCAGCATTACGCTATGCTTATTAAAGAGGCCTGGAAAACAGTAGAAGATGCAGATACTCAGGGACAATTAAGTGTAAAGTCTGGCGCATTAAAATTAATTGCAGACATTGAGGCTAAAAGAATTGGTATGCTTCAGTCAGTGGGAGTTCTTGAAAATAACGAGCTGGCTTCGCAGGTGGCTGAGGCAGAAAGAAAACAGGAAGTCTTAGTAAAAATATTAAAAGAAGTTACATCTACATGCCCAAAGTGTAAGATGGAAGTTGCTAAAAGGCTTTCTCAAATTACTGGAATTGTAGAGGCTGTAGTAATTGAGGAAAACGTCAGTGGAATTTAGCTTTGATGATTTAATAGATATACTAGATGGCGAAGAATTTGAAGAACGCCCAGTAGATCTAAGAACATTTGTTACAAGCCCAAATTACTTAGGGCTTCCTCCTCTTTCTGAATTACAATATACTTTAATTGAAAAAAGTTCTCAGGTATACAAGGAAGCCACACTTATTAAACTCTTCGGTGAAGAAGAGGGTAAAAGAATGTTTAAGCAAACCTGTACTGAAGTAATTGCACAATTAGGTAAAGGATCTGGCAAAGACTACTCTTCTACAATAGCAGTTTCATATATAGTATATTTATTATTATGTTTAAAAGACCCAGCTACATATTACGGAAAACCTCCTGGAGACTCAATAGATATTCTTAACATAGCTATTAACTCACAACAGGCTAACAACGTCTTCTTTAAGGGATTTAAGACACGAATAGAACGCTCCCCATGGTTCATAGGAAAGTATGATCCTAAGGCATCTGAGATGAAATTTGATAAAGCTATTACAGTACACTCAGGTCACTCAGAGCGTGAAGCATGGGAAGGGTATAACGTTATCGTAGTTATTCTTGATGAAATTTCAGGCTTTGCTATAGAAAATACAACTGGGCATGATCAAGCAAAGACAGCGGATGCTATATACGAAATGTACAGAGCATCAGTAGATTCACGTTTCCCAGATTTTGGTAAAGTAATTCTTCTTTCTTTCCCAAGATTTAAAAACGATCCAATTCAAAAATTTTATAATTCAGTAATTGCAGAAAAAGAAACAATAATTAGATCACATAAATTTAAGATGGACGAAGACTTGCCAGATGGTGTAGATGGTAACGAATTTGAGATTGAATGGGAAGAAGATCATATAAAATCTTATTTAATACCAAAAGTATATGCTCTCAGGAGACCAACTTGGGAGGTTAATCCGACAAGAAGCATTGATGATTTTAAGACAGCATTCTACAAAAATTCATTAGATGCATTAGGAAGATTTGCGTGTTTGCCAGCAGAAATGATCGATGCATTCTTTAAGTCTAGAGAAAAAGTAGAAAAAGCATTTAGCAATGCGGGGCTAGCAGTAGATCAGTTTGGAAGACTAGAAGAGTGGTTTAAGCCAGATCCAGATAAAAAATATTTTATACATGTTGACTTAGCCCAAAAGCATGACCATTGTGCGGTTGCTATGGCACATGTATCTAAATGGGTAAATGTTAGGGTAACTAATGAGTATTCCCAGCCAGCACCAGTTGTTGAGGTTGACGCAGTAAGATATTGGACTCCTACAGCAGACAAATCTGTAGACTTTACTGAAGTAAAAGATTATATTCTTTCTTTAAGAAGTAGAGGATTTAATATAGTTGCTTGTACATTTGATAGATGGAACTCTCATGACATGATGCAACAGCTAAAACAATATGGAATTAATACAGAAATTTTATCGGTAGCCAAAAAGCATTACGATGATATGGCTATGATTGTATTAGAAGAAAGATTAAACGGTCCACATATTAAGCTTTTGATAGATGAATTACTTCAGTTAAAAATTATGCGTGACAGAGTAGATCACCCAAGAAAGGGTTCCAAAGACCTTGCGGATGCGGTATGTGGTGCAGTATTTAATTCAATAAGCAGAACAAGAGTCGACACCAGCCAAGATATATCTATACATACATATGATTCATTTATTGAAGATAATAATCTGGAGGAAGGCTCTGAAGGAGAAATAGAGTTTGTACAAAATATGATTAGACCACCAAGAATGCCAGACAGTTTAAGAGATACTATAGAGAATATGCAGGTGCTGTAATGAGTATGTATCAAGAAAAAGCTAAAGAGTGTAAGTGTTGCAATAAGCATGTTCCGCTACCTACTGTTTTAAGGGAGTATAGCGGAGTAGTTGTATGCCCAACAACATTTGCAAATATAATAGAATATACTAGAATTTGGAATTCTATAGGATCTAGGCCACCAGGAAGCGTAAGAAAACATTTTTCTGAATATGTGCAGCATATAGTAGAAACAACTATTGACAATACCCATACCTAAAAGATATAATAAGTATTACAAAGACCAGTAGCCAAGTTGGTTAAGGCCCCGAACTCATAATTCGGTTATCGTAGGTTCAAGTCCTACCTGGTCTACAGCAATACCTTCGTAGCTCAGGGGATAGAGCGAGACTCTTCTAAGGTCTGCGTCGCAGGTTCGATTCCTGCCGAGGGTGCAATGC